GGCCGGGGTGACTCGCAGGCAAGCCCAATTACCGGGCGCCTGGGGTGGCCCATGGCCAATACCTTTCTTACCGACAACGTGATTTCGCTCGAGGCGCTGAGCGTCCTCGAGAACACGCTTGTCGCGGCGAAGTACTGCGATCGAAAGAAAGAAGCACTCTTCGGACAGCACGGCGGATCGAACCGGAGCGATACGATTCGCGTCCGTAAGCCGAACCGCTACACGGTTCGCCTTGGTCGCACGTACGCGGCGCAGGACGTGCTCGACGAGTTCGTGTCGTTTCCTGTTCAGACGCAGATCGGCGTTGACACGTTCATCAACTCGGACGACATGGCGCAGAACCTGTCGTCATTCTCCGATCAGATCATCAAGCCGCAGATCGCGATTCTGGCGAACTACATCGATCAGCAGATCCTGACCGTTGCGCGCCAGACACAGAACGTGGTCGGCACGCCCGGATCGCCTGCGAATACGCTCGCAACGTTCCTCGCGTGCGGCGCGAAGCTCGATCAGAACGCCTGCCCGCGTGACGGTCAGCGCGCCATGATCCTCGGGCCGCAGGGACATGCGGATATCGTCGACGGCCTTAAGGGGCTGTTCCAGTCGGGTCCTGCACTGGCGGATCAGTACAAGACGGGCCTCGTGGCGTCAAACGTCGCTGGCTTTGACTGGGCCATGGATCAGAACATCGGGATCCATACCGTCGGCACGAAGGCCGGCGCGGGCGCGGTCAACGGCGCGGGTCAGACGGGATCGAGCCTGGTCACGAACGGCTGGACGGCCTCGAGCGCGATTCTCAATCAGAACGACGTGTTCACGATTGCGAACGTGTTTCAGGTCAACCCCGTGTCGAAGACGTCGAATGGCGTGCTTCAGCAGTTCCTCGTGACGGCCGCGGTGAGCGCGGACGGCTCGGGCAACGCGACGATTGCGATCTATCCCCCGATCGTTACCTCGGGCGGACAGCAGACGGTCAACGCGTCTCCTGCCGGCGCGGCCGCGATTACGGTCGTGGGCACGGCGTCGACGGGTGCGGCGAACCATATCGCGTGGCACAAGGGTGCGATTGCGCTCGCGTTCGCTGAACTGCCGATGCCGAAGGGCGTCGACATGGGCGCGACGAAAACCGACGATCAGCTTGGCATCTCCATGCGGTTCGTCCGGTACTTCGACGGCGACAACGATCGATTCAAGGCGCGGTTCGACGTCAAGTTTGGCGTTGTCGTGTTGCGTCCTGAGTGGGTCTGCCGCGTCGCGGGTAGCTCGGTCGCGTAATCCTTCCTGCCTACCCTGGGCGGTCGGCGTCCTGCCGGCCGTCCGGGGCTCTCTCGCGTCGAGGTGCGCGGATCGTGAAGGGGTGAACGAATGAGCGAACAGTACGAGCCGATTCCGTATCCGCGATGGATCTATCACACAACGGAAGCCGCAAAGATCGTCGAAACCGAAGCGGATCACGCGGTCCATACGAAGGCCGGATGGCTGGACAGCCCCGCGGAGCTCGCGGAGAAGCTGGCCGCGGACGCAAAGAAAGCGGCGAAGACGGTCGGGAAAGGCGCGAAGGCGGCCGGCGTTGCGGCGGCTGAGGGCGCCGGCTTGGTTGCTGCCGAAGTGCTCGGCGGCGCAGCGGTGCGAGACTAGTCATGAAAAGAATCTGCGGTTTCCTCGCGGCGTTCCTGCTGTCGGCCACGGTGGCGTCAACACAGGAATACCCGATGTACCTGTCGTGCTCGGACGCGGAAAGCCTCACGGCGGCCGCGGATATGCTCCATGTCGAGCCGGGCGCGGTGTATGCCGTGTACGTCTGGAAGGTCTACATCGTTCCTGGGACGCAAACCGCGGCCGGGTATCAGCAGGTGGTCTTGCGGCGTACCACGTCGGCGAGTACGGGCGGATCTACGCTCGTGCCGTCTGCGCTGACGCCGTTTTCTTCGCTCTTTACCGGGATCGTGCGCGAAAACGCAACCGGCGGCGGCGCCGACGGTGTGACGCTCGCGAACGCCTCATATTTCGTCGGGACGACTACCACGGTCGGCCAGGCAAGCCCGCTCGTCTTGTTTGACGCGACTGGGTTAACGAAGCGGGACGCGATTTACATTCCGGCGGGCGGAACGGTCGGCCTCGAGCTCCACAACAACACGGGCGGAGCCGGCGGCGCGAATCATTACGCCTGCGTCCAGTTCAGCGAAGAAGTTAAGTAACCGGCGATGACGTTCACGGTTCGCGACTGGTTGACGCGATCGCTCCGTCTGTCTGGCGTGCTCGCGGAAGGCGAGCCGATTCAGCCGGCGCAGCAGGATACCGCGCTACAGGTCGCGTCGGAGCTCCTCGACGACTGGCGGACGCAGCGTCAGACGATCTATGTCCAGGGCCGGCATGTGCTCTCGCTCACGGCCATGCAGCAGGATTACACGATCGGCGCGGGCGGTCAGTGGAATTTTGAGCGGCCGCTCTGGTGGGATCGGGCCTCCTGGCGTGACGCGACGGGCCTCGAGATGGGGATCACGCTGTACACCGATGACGACTGGGCAAAGATCCCGATCAAGAGCATCCAAGCAACGCTCCCGTACGGCGTGTACCTAAACGATACGTACCCGCTGGCAACAGGCAGCGTCTATCCCGTCCCGATCGATCCGACGATCTCGGTTGTCCTGTACACGCCTGATTCGGCGGTCACGAGCGTGTCGGACATCAACGCAACGCTCTCGGTCCCGCCAGGCTGGGCGAAGGCGCTCCGGTACTGCCTCGCGGTCGACATGTGCGCCGAGTGGCAGGTACCAGTGCCGGCGCAGGTTGGATCGATGGCGACGACAACCCTCGGCAACATCAAGCGGATCAGCGTCTCGCCTAATCAAATGCGAATCGAGTCGACGCTTAAGCAAATGGGCGCGGGCCGTCGCACGATCACGCACGCCGAATTCCTCGCGGGGGAGTAAATGGCGCGGTATCCGGGCTTTGTCGGCCCGTCCTACACGAGCCAGTCAAAGATCGCGGCGGCGGATCGCTGCGTCAACTGGTACCCCGAACAGATCGAGCTCGCGTCCGGGCAATCCGGATTTGCGCTCTATCCTGTGCCTGGCTACCTCGCGATCTCCTCGGTGGCGGCGCCGTTTCGTGGCGGCTACACCCTGAACGGCCAGACGTTCGCGGTTGGCGGATCGAACCTGTACGAGCTCACGAACATTACGGCGACGAGCGCGACGGCTACTCTCCGCGGATCCGGCCTCAACAATCCCGATAATCAGCCGTGTACGTTTGCCTGCAACGGTGACGGCGGGTTTCAACTGCTTCTCTCGAGCGGCTCGCAGCTGTACCTCTACGATCTGCGCTCACAAGTCTTCTCGGCGCTGAACGTCGCGGCGTCGTATTGCGGATTTCTGGATGGGTTTTTCCTGGCGCTCGATCCGTCCACGTCGACGTTTAAAATCTCGGCGCTCGAGGACGGCTCGGCGTCGCAATGGGACGCGACGCAGGTTGCTCAACGGAACGATGCCCCCGACAAGTGGCTGGGCATGCAGGTGGTTCGCAAGGAAATCTGGTTCTTCGGCTCGCAAACGTCCAACGTCTTCTATAACGCCGGCCTGGCGCCGTTTCCGTTCATTCCGAATCCGTCAGTCTTCGTCGACGAAGGCGGGACGGCTCCATGGTCGATCGCGACACTCGGCGGCGCGCCCGTATGGCTCGCGCAAACGAAGGCCGGCGGCGGCGTCGTGAAGCGCGCGAACGGCTACACGCCGGAGCGAATCTCGACGCATGCGCTCGAGTGGGCCATGTCGCTTTACCCGACACTCCTCGACGCTCAGGGGTGGGTCTATAGCGAGCTCGGACACACGTTCTACGTCCTGAAGTTCCCGGCGGCCGGCGCAACCTGGGTCTACGACGAATCAACGGGGCTCTGGCACGAGCGCGGCGATTTCAACGGATACGATTTCTCCGGCGAGCACGTCTACGGTCACATGTTCGCGGCCGGCTATCATCTGACGGGCGACGCGGCCGGCGTCATTTATCGACAGGGCGTCGACATCGCGACAGGGATCGACGGCAACGGCCGGCGGCGGCTGCGTCGGGCTCCGCATCTGTCGAGCGACGGCAAGCGGTTGATCGTCGATCGGCTCCAAGTCGAATTCGAGGCCGGCCTGGCGCTCCTGACCGGACAGGGCTCGAATCCGGCGTTTTCGCTGCGCTGGAGCGACGACGGCGGCCAGACGTGGGGATCCTGGCACGACTGCTCGGCCGGGGTGCGCGGGGCGTACAAAGCGCGCGCGATCTGGCGCCGGCTCGGGCTCTCGCGCGATCGCGTGTTCGAGCTCCAGGCGAGTGATCCGATTCCGTGGAGGATCGTCGACGCGTTCATTGATGCGCGGTCGGCGCTCGCGTAATGGCGACACACGTTATTACGCAGCGCGCGGCACCTCGCAACGACACGGGCTCGTGGGCCTCGGTCGTCTCGGGGTGGTCGTCTACGTCGTGGAACGGCGATTCGGGCACGTTCTCGCAGGGGGCGCTCGGGGCCGGCCATTCAACCGTCTTTGTCTCGATCGCGGCGGCGCCGTTCGACGACGGCGTGATCCCGCATGACGCGATCGTCGATCAGCTGGATATTACAGCCGACTATGCCCTGACGGCGCCGGGTGGGAATAGCGGATCGATCGCTGTGACAACCGGCGCGGGCGCGACGTGGAGCGGCTCGCAGAGCGGATCCATGCACGGGACGATCGTGGATGGGGTAAGCCCGTGGTCGGACTGGCTCGCGGCGGCGGCGTTCGCTTGGACGTTGAATTGTGACAACAGCGCGCAAGCCGGCGGCAGCATGCGGGTTGTGATCTCAAATTTCCAGATCACGATCACGTACCACGGCGGGACTCCAACAACTCCGAAGACGGTTGGCAGCGTCTATCCCGTCTCCGGGGCGTCGACAGGCGGCGAGTCGGTCACGGTGTCGGGCACCGGGTTTACTGGGGCTACTCGCGTGACGTTCGGCGGCGTCAACGCAACGGCCGTTGTCGTCAAGAGCGATGCGATTATCACCTGTACCACTCCGGCGCATGCCGTCGGCGCGGTCGATGTCACGGTGGTAGGGGTTGGGACGGCTCCGGCGGCGTACACGTTCCAGTCGACGAATACCGACGGGCGACAGGTCATCAATCAAGGGGCCGCGGCGCTCCTGCCTCCGGTGCCGTCGTATGCGGCACCGATCGAAGGCGGCGACGGTCGGATCTCGATCTCGTGGCTCAAGTGGTTCAACGCGCTTAAGTCGGGCGTCGACGCGATCCGCACGTTTGACGCCTCGCATGTGCTGTCAGGCGTCTTCGGGGTCGATCAGATCCCGACGTTGCCCTGGTCGAAGGTCAACAAGGCCGGCTCGAGCCTCGCGGATCTCGAAACGACAAACGCGAACGATCTCCTTGTGGGCACGATCCGCGATGCGCGGCTCGCGGATACCGCAGTGACACCTGGCGCGTACGGCGACGCGACGCATATTCCGTCAGTGACGGTCGATCAGAAAGGCCGGGTGACGGCGGCGAGTCAGACGACGTTTACGGGGTTCTCGCCTGCGGTGACTGAGGCGTACATCTCGCTGAGGATCCTGTGATTCTGCTCGATTCCACGCTGAAATCGCTCGAGGTCAAGCTCGCGGGCGCCATTACCACGAATCAACTGACGTGGACGGCGCATTATGTCGATCTCGATGCGTCATTTGCGATTAGTGCCGTGTCGGAAGGCGACGGCGCGACGAACAGTACCACGGCGGTGACGCTGATCGCGGCTCCGGCGTCGAATCACGTCCGACAGGTCAAGTACGTGTCGGTCTACAACGCGGATACGGTCGCGGCGACGGTCACGATCCAGATCAATAACAACGGGACGGCGCGGGTGCTGGCGAAACCAACCCTTCAGCCGGGCGAGACGTTGCAGTACGTGAGCGAGTAATGGGGTTCTCGGTTCTCGACATCAACGGCGGCGAAAAAGTCACGATCGGGCAGTCGGTGTTCACGACGACGGCCACTGGTAACGTCGACGATCTCGACTTCGGCAATGCCGATCTGATCCGGTTCAATAACGCGAGCCTGGCGACACTGCGCGGCCTCAAGGCCGGCGCGGACGGTCAGCGGGTCACGATTGTGTCGGTTGGCGCCGGAGAAGTAGACCTGTCGAATCAAGACGCTGGAGATGTAACGGCGTCGAGTCGGATTATCTGTTTTGTCACGAGCGGGAAAACGCCATTAGCGGCAGGCATCGGCACTGCAACGTGCCAGTACGACGGCACAGCTGCACGATGGCGTCTGATCTCACACGAACAGGGCGCGTGGATCAACGTCGCGTACAGCGGCGGCAATTTTACCGGCGCGGCCTCAATGACATGGACCGTAGATAGCGGCGACGTCACGACGAACAGGTATTACCTTAAAGGTACAACGCTGTTTTGGGAGCTATACCTTGTTACGACAAGCGTAAGCGGCACGCCGGCCTCTACGTTTCAAATAACGCTCCCCAATGGCCTGCAAACCGCAACGGGATCCTATGAACTATCGATGCTGTTTGTATCAGACAACGGCACGCGCGGCGTGGGGTTCGGGGTATCTGAAAATGTGTCGGCTACGCAAATAGGGATCGTGAAACTTGACGGAACCACATGGAGCGCCTCACCCAACAACACGTCGGTTGCCGGCCCATTCATTGTCCGCGTAATCTAAATGGCTTTTTCACAGATTTTTACGGCTGCACGCGCAACGGCGCCCCATTGGCCGTCCGTGCTCACGACACTGCGCCAAACCGACGCGAGTATTGGCGGCGGACCCACGATCGATCCGTTTACCGCCACGTTCGACAAGGATACCGCCTGGACGGCACAGCAGATCAGCCAGACACAAACGGTCATCACGAATGCCCCGGCCGATACGCCGGAGATCGAAGCACAGTTTAGCGTCGACGGGATGCCGATCGCGACAAAGGCTCTCCTCCTCACGCTGCTCGATCAGATCAACACGATTCGGGCCGCGCTCTCGCCTCCGCTTGGCGCGATTACTCCGGCGCAGGCGCTCGCGGCGGTGCGCGCGAAGGCTGGCACGCTGTGAGTTTTCGCACGATCGACGCGAACGGGCGCATCAAGACGGTCGGCGCGCAGGGTCCGACGGGCGCCACTGGTGCGACTGGGGCCGCTGGCGCGGCCGGCGCATCCGGGGCGCTCGTGCTACTCGAGGAACATACGGCCTCGACGTCTGCGACGCTCGATTTTACAACCCGCAACGTCTCGGGCCAGTCTGGCGCGACGATTCAATCCGATTTCGACGAATACCTAATCGAGCTCGTGAACGTCATTCCGGCGACGACTGCTGTTGATTTCTGGCTGCGGATGTCGACGAACGGCGGATCGACCTATGACGCGACGAACCTGTACGCGGTCGCGACATTCGCCTGGGCGCACAACGGCAGCGCGGCCGCCGGCCAGGCTCCTAGTGCGCCAGTCGCGCAGATCGCGTTGCGGAGCTCGGCGGACATCAGCAACGACAGCCATTACGGCGTCATTGGGACGGTTCGACTGTTCTCGCCTGGTAGCGCGACGCTCTATAAGCGCGTGCAAATGGAGGCGAGTTATCTCGCGTCGACGGGGCCACTCGAGAAGACGTCAACTGAGGGCGTGTATCTCTCGACAACGGCGGTCAACGCGTTCCGGTTCCTGTTCTCGAGCGGAAATATCACGTCTGGCACGATCCGGGTATACGGGGTGTCGAAGTGAACATCGTAACGCGACAACTCGGCGGCGCATGGGCGGACGTCGCGGCGCTCCCTGCCGGCGGGTTCCTTGTGGCGGTCACGGATGCCGTCGGGCCGGGCAACCTGAACCTCTACGAGCTCCACGGGCCGGCGTATCAGCCGCAGGCGCGGCCGGCGGTCGTGTTGCCGGATGGCTGTAGGTTTCTGCGGCTCGCGGTGTCGCCTGCTGGCGACTGGTGCGCGGTCGGTCAGGGTCAGTCGGGCGCGTTCGTCTACGTGGTTAATGGCGTGGTCCGCTCGATCGGGATCGCGTTCGGGCAGGACGTCGCGGCGGTGCGGTGGTTCGGCGATGCGTTCCGCGCGATCGTGCTGCGATCGAATGTCGCGTATGACTCGCTCCGGATCGGCGCGGATGGCTCGTGCACGCTAATCGGGACATTCCCGCTGTCTCCGACATCGCAGGGGTTCCTAGACATGGATCCGACAGGCGCGCCGATCGAGGTCGATCTCGAGCGGTCGGCGCATTACACGGATGGCGGCTGGCTCATGCTGCCAGACGGCGAAAACGGCCTCTTGGTAGGCCAGTCGGTGGCGTCGCTTGCGATGCTCGGCCATGCCGACAATGTGACGTTTACCGTGCTGACGGGTGCGGCGTTCGAGCCACACGCGCGGTTCGATCCGATTGCGTCCGTATGGGCCGCGGTCTGCCGGCCGGGCGCGGTCGTGATTCTCTCGCGGCCGTTCGCGGCGGATCCGGCGCCCGTTCCTGTTCCCGTTCCGACTCCTATTCCGACTCCCGTTCCTGTTCCGACTCCTGTTCCGGTGCCTGCGCCTATGCCTACTCCGTTCGATCCGACTACCCTGCAAATTGTCGACGGTCCCGCAGATCTGGCCTCGTGGAGGCAAACGGCCACGATCACGCAAGTGGATTTCTCGACGGGCCGTTTTGTCGTCGATCACTCCGGGCGCGATGCTTGGCCGGATCTGCCGTTCGGTGATGGCTCCGGCGGGACAGTGCAGTACACGCTCGGCATGGCGTGCTTTGTCGGCGGCCGGTGGGTGGCCTCGCCAGTCGTCCAGTTCTGGAAGGGCCGCGTTCTCTCGGCCGGTGGCGGCGTCGCGACGATCTCGGCTGATTGGTTCTACGACGGCCGGTGGGGTGCGCTCCAGGGCAATCAACCGCAACCGGGCGAGCTCGTGTACGTCTTCGTGGTCGCGGGGAACTGCCGCGGGAGTCAAAATCCGCCAACCGGCGACAACCGGCAGCGGAGCGATTTCGCGGCGGTGACGTGGGGCAAGCAGTACCGTGCGGAGTCTGCGCCTCCCCAACCCGTTCCGACTCCCGATCCGGTTCCGGTGCCTGTTCCCGTTCCAGCGTTCGATCCGTCGGGTCTTGAGGCCGCGATCGCGGCGCTCCAGTCGCGCGTCGAGGCGCTCGAGCATGCAATTCCCCCTGTGCCGAATCTTTCCGGGTACGCAAAGAAAGGCGATGGCGTGACGGTGACGGTTTTCGGTCAGCACATTAAAGGCACGATCGACGGAAAGGCGGCGTGATTGCGTCAACGCAAACGATAAGAGGATAATCGGTTATGGCGGTCAATTTCGGTAACGTGGTCACGGATCCCGCTGATCAACAGCGGATCATGGGGCTCGCCAATGGGACGGTTTCGCGCAACGAATCCGCGCCAGGGTTCTACTACCAACCCGGCTATTCCCACGATCAGTCACTCGATCAAACCGCGTACAGCTACTTCCCGCACTACACGGGATCCGGTACTGGGCTCGGCACGGCCGGCAGCACGGGTACGGGTGCCGGCGCTCCCGGCGCGGCGCCGTCGGCTCCCGCGTACGGGACGTTCACGCCTCCGGATCCCAACAATCCCCTGACCGATCCGACGCTGAAATTTCGCCTCTCGCAGGGCACGCAGGCGATCCAGAACGGCGCAGCCGCGCGCGGCACGCTTCTGACTGGTGCGACGTCGAAGGCGCTGAACGACTACGCGCAGAACGAAGCGGCGACGGGCTATCAGCAGGCGTACGGAAATGCGTTGTCGACGTACGACACGAATCGCGATACGTCACAGGGCAATTTCGGGAACAACATGGCGACGTTCAACGGGAACCTTGGCGCGAACGGACAGGCGCAGGGATTTTCGTTAAGCTCGCGACAACTCGCGGATCAGGAAAACAATACACAGTTCGATCGCTCGCGGACGGCGTGGCTCGACGCAGGCGGATACGGGCCGCTCTACGGCGGCTATCAGCAACCCGGCGCGCCTCAGAACTACCGGACGTCTCCGTACGCCTCGTACACCTACGGTCAGCCGAACGTGTACAACAACCCGGCCGGCGGCTACCAGAATCCTCCGAATAACTCGCATCCTGGGTACACGCCTCCTCCAAAGCCGTCTTGGGGCTATACGCCACAGGGGGTGCTGTAATGGCGCGGTACGCGTCGATGGCGGGCCGGTCGGCTCGAGACATTCAATTCGAAAACGCGGTGAACTACCGCAAGGAAAAGGCGGACGCGGACGTCCTTAATCCGGGGATGCCCAACGTACTCGTCGATCCGGGGTGGGACGCGTATTACGGCGGCCTCGAGCGCGCGCAACAGACTGCGGCGGACAACGGGATGTCGTTCCGGGTCCAGTCGGCGGGGCTCGGTGCGCCGGCTCCTGGCGGCGGCGGTCCCTATTCTCCGGCGGACGCGCAAACGATTGCGGCCAATGAGCGCCTGGGCGCCGACACCGATCGATTCAGGCTCGGGCAGGCGGCGATCGGGCAGGCGGAAGCGCAAAAGCAGGCGATGATCGACGCGAGCGCAGAGCGCAATCGCGCGGACATTGCGGCGACAAGCGATCGCGCGGCGATCGACAACGCCATGTCGCCCGCTCGGCCGATCGTGCAGGCGACAGGACGGCCAGGCGATACCCCGACGTTCGCGGACGGCCAGGCGCCGGGCGCTCCAACGCGCGCGCAGATCCTTGCGGCATTGCCGGGACACCTACAGCCAAGTGTCGCGGCGTACTTCAATCAGCAGGACGCAGCGTCATTAGCGAACGCCAGCACGGCGGCAAAAGCGAATCTCGAAAACGCGCAGGCGCAAGCCGCGCGCGCGAAGGCACAAACCGAAGCCGGTACGACGCTTCCTCAGGGCGTGACGGGCGCGGCGGTGCTTCAGGCGCTCCCGCCGAATACCGCAGGGATCGTGAAGTCGCTCACCGAAGGGCGCATGCCGTTTCCCTCGGCGATGGCGCTGAAAACCCCGTACTGGCAGGGCATTCTGGAGGCGGCGCAGGCGTACGATCCGTCGTTCGATACCGCGCAGGCGAGCAATAACGCGCGCGTGAAGGTGCGGCAGGATTTCACGTCTGGTAAATCGGCGCAGTCGATCAACGCGATCAATACCGCGATCGGACATCTGACGTCGCTCGCGGGGATCGGCGACAAGCTCGATAACTCCTCGGTCGACTGGTACAACTCGCTCAAAAATTCCCTGACGCCTGGCGGGACGGATCGCGGCGTCAATCTCAATGACTTCAACACGCTGAAAAACGGCGTCACATCGGAACTCACGCGCGTCTGGCGCGGAGCCGGCGGATCTGAACAGGACATTAAGGACTGGTCGAAGACGATCGGCGACGCGAAGTCAAAGGACGAGCTCCGAAGCGCGTTCGGCACGATCGGCGGGATGCTCGAGAGCAAGCTTGGCGCGTTGCAGGATCAGTACAACCAGGGCATGGGCTCTGCGGCGCCGATCAACGTGATCAGTCCGCAGGCGCGGCAGCAGTTGAACGGCCTGCAAGGGCTCGCGGGCCAGCAGCAGGCGCAACAGCGACCGATTCCCGGCGTTCCCGGCGGCGTGGCGGAAATGCGTGACGGCAAGTGGGTGCGGGTGAAGTAATGCCGGCGCAAATTCCGGGCATTGGCGAAGACGTCTCGCATCTCATGGACGCGCCGGGCGTCGGCGAGGACGTCTCGCATCTGATGGGCGGTAACGCTGTGTCGGCGGAAGATTTCACCCCGAAAGCGCCGGAGGGCTCGGCGGTCGGTCGGTTCCTGTCGAATGCCGGCGAGGCGCTCAACCCCATTACGGCGCTCGAGGGCGTCGCGTCGGCGGTCGCGCATCCGATCGACACAGCCAAAGGCATTATCGGATCGCAGGTGGGCGAGGCGGAGAAGGCGCTCGATCTCATCAAGCAGGGCCGGTACACCGAAGCGGCGGGCCACGGAGCCGCGGCGCTCCTCCCGATTCTCGGGCCGGCGGCCGCGAAGGCCGGCGAACAGATCGCTTCCGGTGACATCGCGGGCGGCTTCGGCAAGACGGCCGGGCTCGTGGCACCGATGGCGGCGGGCGCAGTCGTGCCGTCTGAGGTCAAGGTACCGGGTCCGCTGGCACCGGCCGGCCAGGGTGTGGCGGACGCGGCCGCGCTCGCGGAGTCGAACGGCGTCCCGCTCGACGTCGCGACGGCCTCGGGCAATCGCTTCGCGAGGGCGGCGCAGCATCTCTCCGATCGGACGCTCGGCGGCGGCATGGTGGCTGATAAGGCGCTCGAGGCGCAAAAAGCCGGCCTCGCGACACTCGGCGAACAGCTCGCGGCGAAAGGGTACTCGGCTCCGGTCAGCGCGGAAGCGGCCGGCGAGGCGGTGCGGTCTGGCGTCCTGGGTCAGGTCAACGCCAACGCAGATCTCGCGAATACCGCGTACAGCGAGCTCCGTAAAATCGAGGCGGATCCGGCGAATTTGCGCGAGATCACGCCGGAAGCTGCGGCGCCGAATCCGGATGCGCCAATGCGGTTCTCGTTCAAGCCGCGGCCAACACAGGACGACGTGTTCTCGGGCGTATTGAAAGACGCGAAGGCGAACGGCTACCGCGGCACGGTCGAGGATCTGCGCGATGCGTTCGATCAGCGGGTCGCGTCGGCGAAGGATCTGAAGGCGTCGTCGGCGGAAGGCGCGGAGTACTCCCCGTCTGAATTGCTGTCGTCTATCCGCGAGCTCGGCGGGATCCGGTCGTTCGATAAGGATCTCCAACCCGGCACGACAGCAACAAAGCTGAGCGGCGAGTACGACAACCTGAAAAGCCTCTACCGCAATCGTGGCGTGTTCACCGAAGGCGGCAAGCCGATCGATCAGATCGTCGACGAGCTCCGGCAGGATCCGCGGTGGAAAACCGTATTAACGGACAACCCCGAAGATCTGAAATCGGTGCTCGAGGAAATCCATTCCTCGCCAGAGAAGGGGCCGACGGATCTCGAGCACTACCTCCGCGGCGCGGGCGTGCAGCCGGGTACGCAGTGGTGGCAGCAGGGCGCGAAGCCGATGCAGGTCGCGTTGCCGGTCGATCTCCGGCCGGCACAGCAGGCGCTCAAGCCGCTATACGACGAATTGAGCCGGCAGCGGGATCTTGCGCCGGCCTCGATCATTGGCGACAAGGCAACGGCGCTCCAGGCGCTCGACAAGATCGTGAACGGTCCTACGCATGCGTCGCTCTCGACGGTCGACGCGGTGCTGTCGGATCTCAAGCGGTTCGCGCGCGGCGGGAAAGCCGGCGAGGTACCAGCGCTCGCGACACCCGGCCAGGCTGCGGCGAAGCAGGCGATCACGAATCTTGACGGTCTAGTACAGCGGACAGCGGCTGAAGCGGGTCCGGACGCGATCGACGCGTTGAAAATGGGCCGCTCGGCGACGGTCGCGAAGTATCAGGCGGCGGACGTGCTCGACGGGCTCAACGCGGAGCCGGCGCGGACGCTCAAGAGTCTAATCGGTGACGGGAACCTGGCGAAGCTGCGATCGGTCGCGGATCAGGCGCCGGATGTGCTCCCGCAAGTCGGGCGCGCGCATCTCGATAACCTGCTCGCGATGGAGCCTGATAAGGCGTTCGCGGAGTGGAAGAAAACCGGCACGGCGACAAAGCAGATTCTTTACCAGGATCCCGGCTACGTGAAGGATCTGTCTGACTTCTTCAACCTGCGAAAGATGGCCGGGAGCAATCCCAACCCCAGCGGGACGGCGCACACGGTTGCGACGATGGGCCAGGCCGGCCTCATGGTGTCGGCGCCATGGATCGGCGTGCCGTTACAGGTCGGCACGGCGGCGCTGTCGAAGCTGCTGCACTCCGATGCGGGCGTGCGGCTGTTGACGCGCGGGCTCAAGATTCCGATCGGCAATAAGGCCGCAGGCGCGGCATGGGTGGCGGATCTCTCGGCGGCTACCAACCCCAGCGGATCCCAAACCCAAACCACAGCACCAGGGCAACCAGCGTTAGCGGCAAGGTAACGAGACAGATCAGGGCCAGGATCAGCCGGTAGAGCGAAAAATACCCGCTGATCACGTTCGCGGGCCACTCGAGAAACACACGGCGCAGCATGCCGGGCGGAGTATAACACATGTCACAGGGGTATTGCCTTCCCGCGATTCGCTATCGAGCGTTTACGGCCAATGGTGCAGTTGCGGCCGGGTACAAGCTGTACGCCTTCATTTCCGGCACGATCACGCCACAGAACACGTACACCGATGGCACGCTGAGCACGCCAAACGCAAACCCGGTCGTTCTTGACGCAAACGGCGAGGCAGAGATTTTCCTTCCGCCGGATCTGGTC